CAGTCGCGCTGTCCCCGCGTTCCGGTGCCGAACAAACCCTGTGCTGTGTTCTCTAGGCCGCCCGTAATGGTATTTCCCGCATAGGCGTCCTGAAAGCCGCCCGCTGACCGCTTCATTGTACCGTAAATGCCAAGCTGGCTTTCGAAGCCCTTCGCGGACGCTTCTGGAATGGGGGTGCCGAGCGGCTTCGTTTCACCCTGAAGGCGGTAAGCGCCAAGTTTCGCCTTGACCTTCGCGGCGATATCCGGCGTGATTTCAGGATCGCCCGCAAGCATGCGGCGCTCGATCTCCTGAAGTCCTTCCAGTTCTGGATTCGTTTGCGCAGCCATTAGTTGCCCAGCCCTAGATCCATGAGGATTTGCTTTGTCGGTGTATTGACGAGGCCGCCCTTGACCGCGCCGATAGCCTCCCGGCGGGCGGATAGGTTACCCTGGGCCACTGCCAGATTACCCCGCGACACACCTAACTGTGCGTCAGCCCGGCGATCATCATCCGCCGCATTCTTCTGCTGCAAATATGCCTTCACAGCCTCCTGAGACGCGGCAATGATCGGCCCCAAGGCGGCGCGATTGGGCTTGCCCTTGTACGCCGCAAGATCGGTGTAGCCGCTGCCGACAAGGCGATCGATCACGGCATCCCACTGCTGCGCCATCTGCTGTTCGGGGAGTTGCGAAAGATAGATTGCAGCGCTGCCCACGTCGTCGGCCCGGCGCGCGATTTCTTCGCGCTTATCCTTGGCGAGCGAAGCCGCGTGCTTGGCGTAGCTGAAGCCGGTTTCGGGGTCGAGGGCGATCACCTCTTCGGGCTTTGCGCCGCGACCGATCGCCTCGCGCGCCTTGCTGCCGCGCTCATATTCTTCGTCGGCGCGCGTATCCATCTTCGCCTGTCGCTCGTCGGCCTTAGCCTGCCGCTCATACTGGCGCTGCTTGAACACATCTTCCAGACGCGAGCGTTTGACGCCTTCATACATCTGGAGGAGGCCCGGGACGCTGACTTGCTCGATGCCGTAGGGGTTGGCCATCAGTAGATCCCGTCCGAACCTGAAATGCCATAAGCGCCGCCACCCTGCGGACCGCTGCCGAATCCACCACTGCCCCCGCCAAAGCCACCGCCCTGCTGATAGAGGTAGAGGCTAGCGAGATTGTTGACGCCGGAATTAATCGCGCTGCCTGTATTGGCAAAACTCGAAGCCCGTGCGTTGCCCGCTGCGGTCGCAGCGTTGGCAATCCCTTGGTTAGCCGCTCCGATCCCGTTGACCATCGCCTGCCCGGCGCTTGCAGTCGAGCCGGTCGCGGACTGACCGACGCCAGCCAGAGCCGCCAGCCTGTTCGCGTAGTTGTTATATTCGTCGGAAGCCACGCCCTGCGCATATCGGGTCAATGCCTTCAGGGTGCCACCAGAGCCCAAAGACCCCCTCGCGGCGGCAGACCGCTCTATAGCCTTCTGGCCCTCCGCCATCCTGAACGCATAACCGGGCGATGTCTCAAAATCTCCTGTCCCGCCATAGCCAGCACCACCACCTGGAGCCGCCACGCCGTACATCCCGGCGAGCTTGCCCAACGCGCCATAGCCAACCTCGCGATAGGGCGCATAATCGGCGCGCGTGGTGTCGTATTGGCGGCGTTCTTCGACGATCTGCTCGCGATTGACGGCGGCTGCGGCATCGGCCGCCTTACCCTGCGCTTTGGCGGCTTTGTTCCCGGCGTAGATCGATGCGCCAGCGCCGGCAACTGCGGCTCCGCCTATGGCTGCCGCTACACACATAGCACTTCCCCCTTGGGCAGATCTTTGATCTTCAATTCCATCACGACATCATCAGCTATGTAGCCACGACGCATCAGAATCTCGTACATCTTGCCAGTTCTTGTTACGGGCCAGCCAACGATACTGACACCAGAGCCCCTGAACTCAGCCTCTATCCGCGAAATAAATCGTGGCATTGACCGCCTGAACTTGGGCTGCACATAGAAGGTGTCCACATTGCCGCATAATTCCGTCCGGATATGCAGACTGTTGTAGAGGATCATCAGGGCATAGCCGCGCAGTATCGCCTCGTCATCGCGCAACGTCATCGCGATCAGGCAATCATTCGCCGCCATCTGCATGAATTTATTAATGTCGGGATCAATCTGAAGGCCGCGCTGCCCATGATAGGCGCACGTATCCTTCTTGATTTCCGAGCACTCGTCCCAACTCTGTTGACCGAGAGGAATAATCTCCGCTGCAAGGTCGCGAGTGAAAGGCTCTGTGGCAATCTTGGTGAAGTGACGCATGTGGCCTCAGGCAAGGTCTGGAGATCATTTGCCTAGAGGTCGGCGGCTCGATCTTGCCGCCAGCGCAGAAGCGCCCCACGCTGTCGGTTTAGCACATGGATCAGCGCAGTTCAACTAATCGCGGTGATACGCCCATAGTCATCCACCGTGATGCTCGTTGGAGAGGCGTATGTCCCAGCGACGCCGGGGACCTCCTCCAGATCGATCACGCCGGTCGTGTTATCATAGGCGATATTGCCCACCGTCCCGCTTATCGCCAGTCTCGCGCGAGTGTCGGTGAAAAAGAAATTCGTCGATCCTTCGGTCACATTATCGGTATTCAGGTCAAACTCTTCGGCGTCCGTGAGGCGGCCCTTAGCGTCAACCGTGAAGGAGACCGTCTTGCTCTCAGAGCCGTAGGAGGTTGCGACGACGGTCGTGTCGGCCAATCCAAGTGTCACAGCCTCGTCCGTGAGGGTGCGCGTCAATTGATTGGCGGTAACTGCCAATTCGCGTGAATTGGGATAAATGTCCTGCGCGGGGCCAAGCGTCAGAACATCGCTGTCGGTGATATTATCTCCCTGCTTACGCTGCTGGACGAGGTATCGATACCACTCCGGCCTAATAAAGCCCCTGTCGTCGACCATCGGCGTATTCGGAGGATTGATCGCGAACTGCATCAGCGCACATCCGCAAGGTAGCTCATCGTCAACCGGCGGACGGGATCGGTGATCGCAATTTTGACGACGCGCTGCCGGAACTGCCCCAGCGAGCGCCAAATCGCTCGGGTTCGATATTGGCCGATAGCGCCGAGAGAACGCTGCATCTCGTTCGACCACAGCCGCCCACCATCATCCGAATAGGATAGCATGGCCTGCGGGGAAGATCCCTGCCCGCTGTTCAGTCCTACGCCCGTTTCGCAATAGAGCTGGAACATATACATGGTCAGCAGCTTCTGGTTCGACTGAATGGTAGGAAGGTTCACTTCGGCCGAGATATATTCGCCGTCCTCGGTGTAAACGTCGAGATCCGGTCGCCACAACGCGCCCTTGTCATTCGAGCCCAAAAATGTCCGGTTCCACGCCACGGTCGCAAATCCGGCGCGGTAATTATCAAGCCCCGTCGATTTGCGCTCATGCCATGCGCCTGTGGCCATGTCATAAACCCATGTCCCCTGCTCGGTGCAAAGGACATAGAATTTATGGCCTTCCTGGGTATAGGTGAAGGCCCACACGTCCTCTACATTGCGCAGCCGATATTCGATCGCGTGTGTAGATATGCGCACTGGATTATAGCCGTCGAGCCTGTAAACGATCCGATCGTTCCCAAAGAAATGCACCCCGTTGTCGATTTTAACGAGGCTGTCGCGCGAAAATATGCCGCGCTCGATAAAGGCATTCCCCTGGCGCTGGAACGCATCATCCCCGCCACCGGCATTATAGAATATCTCGATCGTCAGCGCGCCGCACATCAGCAATTCGCGATGATCGTTTAATATTCCTAAAAGGCCATCGGGCGAACCTTCTGCTGAAAAGACATCGAGAAGATCGTAGATCGTCCCATCTCCCAGCGCGGAATAAATTGCCTGGTCGCTATCGAAAATCGTCCATACGAAATAGCTGTCGATATAGGCGACATCGGAAACCTGCGGGAGGTCGGCCGGCGCGACGATCACGCCCGCCGATAGAACATAGCCGTTGGGCGCGGCGCATATGGCCAACTGCGTGCCGTTGTCCTGCATGCGAACGCGGCCGGTTCCGGCTATGGTCCCGGCATTGGTGTAGGTGCCATCCTCGGCAATCGCATAGAGCGTGGTGCCGATGACGGTATAGATGGTGTCCCCCATCGTATGAACGCCGCGCATAAGCTCCGACGCGCTGATTTCCAAAAAGGTAACCAGCCCCGGAGTCAGCATGACCGCGAAGTCCTGCGCCTTGTCGCCGTCCGCCTTTTCGGCGAAATAATTGACGAGCTTCGCGCCCGACCACGGCTTTGATCGTCCGTCGCTATATTGGAGTGCTGGCTTCAGTTGCTGGAGCATTAGCTGTAGCCACGCGTGCCCATATAATCCGGCTGCACGTAAAATGAGACGGGCTCATTATCAAAGCCCTTAAGCTGGGCGAATAATTCCTTAGCCGTCTGGATTATAAGGCCTGACAAATTGCCGTCGTTGACCGGATATTGCGGCATCAGCCGAACCGCCAGATTATAAACTAGCGCCTCCAGCCACTCGCTAGGGACATCCGCCTCGTTATTTGAGGCGACCATGTCATCGAGCCGAGTAAGATAATCATATTTGATCGTGAACAGCGGCGCAACATTGGCCGCAGGCGCGGGCCAGAGATAAAGATATCCCTCTGTGCGCTTCGGATCATAATAGAAATTGACCGGGGTCGCGAGCGTCGTGCTTTTATTCGGCTGATCGAGATATTGCTGGCGGCTCCACTGCGTCAGCGGAACCTCATAGCCGGAAGAAACAGCCTTGCGCCTTACCTCGCCAAGCCGAAGGGGCTTGCCGGGGAGCAGATATTCCGCCTGCCCCGCCACCAGCGCCAGGGTATCATCCTCTCGCTTCCAAAGGTGGTCGTAGCTGCTCCAGGTTTTCGCGAGGAGATTGAGCGCGCGCGTGCCATCGGTGTACATGCGCGGGGTCATGTCCTCCCCCTCAGTGCCCACGCCCAGAAGGTTGAAAGCTGCATCTACGATCTGGTTGTTGACCAGAGTATATTCATTGACGCCCGAAAGGGTCATTCTGGCCGCTCCCAACCATTGCGCTTGGTCGCCTTGTCAAACTTCCTGCCTGCAATCTCAGATAGAGGGACAGAGCGCAAAACGACGCCCCCCTGCCGAAAGACGTAATTGTCACCCTCTACCGTTCCGGTGACGCGGCCTTTCATCAAAGGTCTCCCGGCGTGACAGGCGCGCTGATGAACGTATCTGGAGTTTCCGGGCGCGACACGGGAAGATCGGAACGATCGGGAACGCCAGTCAGGAAGTCCTGCGGGTTGCGCCGGTCTTCGAAGCCCTTACGGACGAAAGAGCCATCCCAGTTGAAAACGCCATCAGCGATCTTGGTCTTGAAACCAGACATATCGCAGATGAAATTAGCCCCGGGATGATTGCCATTACGCATGATCCATCCTCAATAAAAGACGATGATCCCCGTCGCCGTGGTGCCGTTTGCGGTGCTGTAGATCTTCGAGACCTGATGGGCATAGTCGAGGCCGACGAGCCGCGAGGGCAACGTTATCCCAGTTGCGCCACCGACATAATCAACCTTAACATTTCCCTGCCCTCCGACCGTGAAGCCACGCACGCCAGGGGCCAGCGTGGTATCAGCCGATAGGTCGACCGTTACCGCGTCATGCGCGCCGGAGATGTCAAATTGAACGCGGCCAGCCACGGGCTAATTCCTACTTCTTGGGGGTCGGGGCAGGACGAAGCTTCTCGGGAAGCGTCCAGCCATGGTCGGCGAGCAGGTCCAGAATCGCCTCGATCTTCTGACCTTCCGTCAGCGGCTTTTTGTCAGGCGTAGTCATGTCATTCTCCATAAAGGGAGGCGGGGACCGAAGCCCCCGCCAACCGATTAGGCCGCGTTGACCGAGATGCCGGCAGCCGAGCTGACCGCAGGACCGGCGACCAGAACACCCGTCGTGGTCGAGACCTTCGTTACCTTCGTTGCAAAGCACGCCGGATCGAGGATGATATTACCGACCGTCAGTGTGGCAGCGCCCGCGATTGCCTGCGCAGGCGTGGCAGACGAGGCGAGGTTGTTGATGAAGCCGCACCGCTTGAAGAGCAGCATGCGCTCCACGTCAGTCGCATTCGCCGCATAGACGAACGTTGACGTGGTGTGGCTCGCCTGAATCCAGAACAGGCAATCCTGGAATGACGAGTCACGCGCCACCTTGCCAGCCCCGACAAGCCCGGCGGTGAGTAGCACATTGGGGCGAATAACCGTGCCCACACGCGCATCCGCCAAAGAGCCGATCGTGCAACCGATAAATTGGGCGCTGTCGCCGTTGAGAACGAGTTCAGCCGAGCCAGTCACGTCAAGATCGGTCGACTTGTAGATCTCGCAGTTGGTGTACAGCGCATATTCGCCGCCCTCGCCAACCGAATAGAGGCTTTCGGTGACCGTGTTGTTCGAGATGAACTTGATGTTGGTGAAGCTGTTGCGAACGCCGGTATTCTTCATGCAGAATACATCGGTCGCGGCAGTCGTCACCGGCAGCACGATCTTGGCGTTCTGGCCATAGAAGCGGCCATTGGTGCCGTCCATGCCGATAAAATGAACGCGGCTCTTGGTAACGTCCAGCATCGCAGTCAAGGTATGGCTTGCCGACCCCATGAGTACGATCACATCGTCCGCACCGCTCGTCGCCAGCTCATAGGCCTTCTGAACGGTCTTCAGCGGCTTGTCGATTTGCGTGCCCTGATTGCCATCAGCACCATAGGTGTAATCAACGAAGTAATAGGTGCCCTCGGAGGGCGGAATCATGCCAGAGCCGACGACAGGAATGCCGAAGCTCGAAAGCCCGTTCGGGAAATTGGTCAAGCCCATTTTAAATCTCCTAAGCGGGCCTCCGGCAGCCGGAGAAGCCAGGGTGGGACAACCCCACCGGAGGCCCGAAGTGGTTTAGCGACCCTGCGACCCGTACAGACCGCGCCAATCGCTCCAGCCCACCGAATACCGCTCGTAGAACTTGTACTTGAGGTTATCGGTGTCGAAGTCGCCATCCTGAGTGAAGTTGGCGTTTTCGCGCTGGAACATGCGCAGGCTGTTCGGCGCATCGGTGCGGATGAAATAGGCATCAGGATCGGTGAAATAGTGGTTGATCTTGATACCCTTGGGCAGCATGCCCATCGCCCGCATCGCGTTGATCGCGTTGTTGCCGGTGTCGTTCTGAAGCGAAGACTTCAGGATACGCTCGGCCTCGAACGCAAGCTGGCGAGGCACATGCAGCGACTGGCCAATCAGGCCGATCAGCAGGCCGCGATCGTTCTGCGCACCCATGATCAGGATGAGCAGATCTTCAAGGCTTGCTTCCGACAGATCCGCATCCGCCGACAGCTTGTTCGCCTGGTCACCCGAGGTCGTCGGGTGCGCCGTGCTGAGCAGTGCCACGCCGTCACCGCCAACATACGAACCGCTGAACGCGCGGTTATAGACGTTGGCCGCGACGTTTTCCTTGGTCTGACGCGCCGAGAAAGCGAGCGACGAAGTGCGGCCCATGCCAATTTTCTCGTAAAGGTTATCCACCAGCGCTTCGTGCGTGATGATGAACCCGAGCGAGTAGGCGATGTGCTGATACCGCGTCGTGTAGCTCTGCTGCATCGAGTCATAGACCGTGGGCGTGCCCTGCGGCTTGATCGGCGCCAGACCGAAGCCGGTCATGCCCTGATCTTCCTCGTAGTTCATTTCCGACGAGGAGATTTCGAACAGATCGGTATATTCGGTCGCGTGCTGCGTGTAGTTCATCCCCCAGACCGCGTTGAGGCCGGGCCAGAGGAGCTTGGCAATACTGCCGGTTGAAATGGTTCCGGTCATGGCGTTAGCTCCCCGCTACCTGGTTGACATAGCGATGGCGGTTGATGCGCACGTAGAAGGTGCTGCCATCCGCGCCGCTGGAAACACTGGTTCCCACATCGTTGCCGGGGCCCGAGGGCATGCCGACAATCTTGAGGTCCAGCGTGTCAGTGCCGGCTTCCGTTGCGTTGTTCAGCGCCATGCCGGAAAGCCCGGTGAAGGTGCTGCCAGAACCGACCACGACATTGGCGTTGAGGCCGATATCGTTGGCGGTCAGGGGCGTGCCCCCGGCCGACTGGCGGATCAGGAACTCGGCGTTCGGATCGATGTTGACGAGGAGAACGCGCTGCGTCGAAGCGGCGCGGTAGAGCAGACTGTCCCGGCTCTCAGGAAGAACCCCGACGACGACACCCGTAAAAATGTCCCCGGTCGCGCCCTGGACAACGTCCTGATACACGACACCGTTGATGATCTGCGAAGTGCCGGCTTGTGTGACGAGATCGCCGACGAAGATTGCGACACCATTTCCGGCCGCAACGGAAAACGCCTGCACTGCCCCACTGAAGGGGCCGCTAAGCAGAGTCTGTACGGGCGAGAGCCCGAAAGGGGTGGTTGAATTGGCCATAGGAGGCAACCCTTGCGCTGCGGGAACGCCGGGGGTTGCCTTGGGAGGTCAGCCGTTAGCGATCACGCGTAATTTCGCCGTGGCCGTATGTCTCTTTCGAGGGCATTTGGCCGGTGAAATCGCTGCCAGTCGTGATTGCTTCGTCGACCCTGCGATTGAACGCTTCTTTCTCCTTGGAGCCTTCCGCGAATTCTTCTTCGGGAGTTTCCATGAGATAAGCGCGGAGAGGCTCGCCGTTGGCCTGAGTTCCTACCAGGCGCGAGATGCGAGTGTCAGAGCCAGATGACTGGATGCTCTGATCCGTGACGAAATCATACGCCAGTTCTTGCGTCTCCGCAAGTCGGTTATTTTGATCGTTAACCCAGCGCCGAATGAAGCCGGGCCGAGCCGGGGCATCGAGCTTCAGCGACATGCCGCCGATCTTGCCGCGCTTGCGACGGCGGGTTGGCGCGCCGGCTTCGGTCGTGGTTTCAGCGGCGGGTTCGGCTGCGATAATCGGATTGGCCGGCGGTCGGCCCCTGCGTCGTGGTGCGTTCATGTCGATCAATCCCACTTGTAGTTTTTGACGTAATCGGCGCGGTCCTTGATGATCCCCTGCTTGATGAAGCGATCACACTGGTTCTGCGCTTCGGGCGGCAGGCTGTTGAAGCTCTTGCCGCCGCGCGGAGCCGGAGCGTTCCCGCCAGGATCGACCGCATTGCGCGCTGGCGTCTTGGCTTTCGGAACGCCGAACTCGTCGGGGAACGCCTCGCCGAACTTGGCCTTCACCTGCTCTGCGACCGCATCGAGATCCGCGCGATCGAGAACGCCGCCCTTCGCCTTGGCCAGCTTCTCCGCCTGCGCATCGGCATAGGGCCGGAAGGCGTCATTGGCGTACCAGCGGTTGCTGGCCATCCAGCTAGCGAACTCTTCAGCTCGATCCCCGCCTTCAGCCGCTGTGGCAGCTTCGGGCTTCTGGAGATTGTCCATCGCTTGCAGGGCTTCGCGGTGCGCCTTCACGTCGCCGGCCTCGACAGCCGCCTCCATCTTGGCGGTCAGCTCGGACTTGGCGCGCTCGTAGCCGCGCTCCTCAGCCTTCGCGAAGAAGTCCCGCGCCTTCTTCATGTCGCGCTCAAGCCGGTCCTGTTTTTCGCGAAGCTGCTTGTTGGCAGCCTTCAGGATCGGCATCAGGTCTTGAGAGCGGGTGAAAAACGTCTCCGCGTCGATATGCTTCTCAGGGTCGCCCTTGAACTGGTCCTTGGGAACCCAGCCCATCTTGGCGGCTTCGGCTTCGAAGTTGATCGCCTCGCCGCCAGTCTGGATATCGCCATCGGTGTTCGGGGGTGGAGCATCAGCCGCCCCCTGCGGCTCTGCGAACGCTGTCGCCATGATCTTACTCCTTTACGCTACGCTACTTGCACTCAACCTTCGATCCCGCTCATGAAGCGGTGATTCAAATATCCGATGGCCCCTGCCAGCTCCGACACCTTTTCAGGCGCGCTCCATGCGGTGCCGAACGCGCCGTCCTTCCCGCCTTCCGTTACCGTCGCGATGGCAACGGCCTGGAACTCGCCGCGCAACGCCTTGCGGTAAAGCTCTGCCAGCATGCGCACGCAATCGCGGTCAACGCGCTGGCTGTCTCTCGGAATGGCGCGGAGGCGGGGCTTGGCCATCAGTCAATCACAATCCAGTCATCGGCGAGCATGTCGGTCTGTGATGCGAGCCAGCCCGGAAGCATGGCGCGGCGTCCGTCTGCGTTGACGGTCCACATGTCGATGTGCGGCAGGATCTCGATCGGATCGGCACCGAGCGCCGTGTGATAGGGCGTGCCTTCGCGCGGCTCGATCGACGGCGTACCGGGAACGAGGATCAGGAACATACCCTTGCCGTTCCAGCCTGCCCGGGCGACCTTGCGGCCAAGCTTGAGCATGACGATGGCATGGCCAAAGCTCATGGCGTCGAGCGGCTGATAGGTCTCTTCGAACACGGCCCTAGGCGACCAGCTTTCGTAGCCGTCCTGATAGACGACCTTGTAGCCCTCACCCTGATCGCCGGTCACAGACGCCCCGCGATCCTCTCGGGCCGCATCAATGATCTTCGTTCCGATGTGTGTTTTCATTGCTACTCCTCCAGCCTCCCAATCACATCCTCGTCATTCATCAGCAGGTAGTCCCCGCCATCGAGGCCGGTGATGCGAACGCCCGCATATTTGCCGATCATCACGCGATCACCGGGAACGGGCTTGCGGAAGGACGCCGAGCGCGATGCGGCCTCCTCCCAAGCATTTTCGCCCACAGCGACCAGCGTGCCCTTCTGCATCGCATACTTGTCCTGCTCGGACTTGGACTGGGGCAGGATGATGCCGCCAGAGGTGATCTTCTCAACGCTGTCGGGCTGCACGATCACGCGCAGATCGAGGGGCTGGACGCCGGAAGCGTTAAGAGATTGTGCCGGTTTCAACTGCGTTGCCATCGTCTTTGTCCTCAATCCCGTAATATGATCGGATGTCGTCACATTTGAGCCGGAGCAGGGTCGACAAAGTCACCGCCTGTGACCGCTTCTCCAGCCCCTCCTGGCCCTCCAGCCCCGAGCCCAGCGCCCATAGCTCCATCAGGTCCGAGCGGCGGCTCTCCAGGTACTCCAGGAACGCCTGCGTCAGCCGGTGGTCCTTCCATGCCTGGAATGTTTCCGGGTCCGTCAGCAGGTTCATTCATGCCTCCCATTGTTTCCTGTGCGAGCTGCTGGGCAGCGTCGGCGAACAGCGCCACATCGGGCAGCAGGCCCAACATGAATGCCTTCTCAGCCGAATCGATGAACGCGCGCACGCTATCCGCTCGCGCCTTGTCCGCGTCCGTCTCGGCCTTCATCCGCTGTAGCGACATCTTCATGCCCTCCAGCAGCACCTTCGGATCGGGCGGCGGCGGCGGAACCTTCATCAGCTCGTCGATGTCGGGCTGGCCTTGGCCTTCGAGCATCCGGCGGCGAAGAACTTCCTGATTGATCAGCGGGTCACCAATGAAGGCCGAAAGCGCCTGCGATCGTACAGCGGCAAGGGCATCATTAACCTGCGTCGGGTCGGACACCGGAATGACATCGATGTCCTTGTCCTCGTAGTCGGCGCGTCCGATCTCGCCGGGCGTATCGGTGAGCGCGTAATAGGCTTTGTCGTCGAGAAAATCCCGGTTGAGCCCGAACAGGATGCGAAGCTCTTGCCCGAAAGAGCGGTGAATGCGCTTGAAGATTGCGGTCATCACCTTCGTCGCCTGCTCGATCTGGGCAAGCACGGTTGTTGCGGGGGTATTCACGCCCTGCCCTGCGCCGGTCAGGATATCCTGAACGCTGGTTATCTCCTTCGCTTGCCCGATCAGCAATTCGAGGAGCGAATAAAGAACGGTCGATGGCCCCGGAAGCGTCAGCGGCACGATGTTCTGCGCCAGCGTTCCACCCGTCACATCAACGCGCTTCCACTCGCCAAGCCGGAACTTCATATCCCCCGAACGCATGTTGACGCCCGAGCCGATGAAGCCGCCCTGCGCGTTCTGCAAAGCGCCCGCATCGAGCATCTGGTTAACCGTCGTGTCGATCGCGGTGGTGATATCGTCCAGCAGCGCACCGAAGCCGATATCGTAGAATGATCCATCGGGTGCGGGAATGAAGCCGTATTTCGTGAAGTAGCGCTTTTGCTCGATGCGGATGACTTCGCCGGTTTCCTCGACCATAGTGACGCCATCGGCATCGAAGCAGGGGACAATCCGAACGACGTTGCCGTTCTCTCGCAGCAGCGTGACGACGTAGGGCTCGGGATAGCCGTCATCGTCCAGATCCATGCGGCAATGCTGTTCGAGGAAGTCAACCGGAGCCGTCTCGCTCTGGTCGGTCTCGCTCTGCTGGACGTTAAGCTGGATCTCAGCCCATTGCCCGGATCGGATGCGCTCCTCGACCTCGTAGGGATAGAAGCGGATGATCTGGGTGAAGCGCGGAGCCTCCTCGATCGACTTCGCCCAATAGTTGATCACGAAATCCTTGGCCGTGATCATCTTCGACATGTTCTTGCGGCGGATCGGATCGTAATAAGTCTTGCGGAAGACGCAGCCGACGATCGGAAGCATCAGCAGCAGCCGGTCGGTGTCCTCTTCCCAGCCCGGCATGTCGTACAGCAACTGCCAGGTCATATGATCGCCGATGCGGTCTGCGCGAGCGCGCTTGATGCCCTGAGGGTCTTCGCCCAGCACGCGGCCCTTGACGAGGTTCGAGCCGTCCACGATCACCGGATAGCTGCGCGCCTGGAACTGGACGCAGGCCGTGGTCAGTAGCGGGAGCTTGATGTTCGCAGCCTGGGGCCAAGGGAAGGTCTTCGCCTTGCGGACCTGCATCGCGACGTTGAGATAGCGATCGTAACGCTGCTCCCAGCTATGCGGGTCTTCCTTCTTCGCATCCGATGTGCGGCTGTCCCAGTCATACTGGAAATCTTCGCGGCAGCGCTGCCCGATCTTCCGCACGACATCGGCCGGCAGAACATCGATCAGGTTGTCGGTGTCCATGATCTTGAGGATATCGAGGGGTGAATCCTCGTAATGATCCTGCTGGAAGTCGCGATCATCTTCCATGGCGGGGGCTTGTGTTGCCATCACGCGTTCCCCGCCATCTTCGAAGCCCCGGCATCGCGCATCATCGCTCCCAGCTTCAGAGAGGCGAATTCCTTGATCGACGTGCGCATTGCAAAATCCATCTGTTCGATACGCTTGGCCAACACGCCAAGCTCTTCTTTCGGGGTCCATGCGAAGGCCAGCGACCAGCGCTCACCCTCGCGATCAAAGGCGGCAGTGCAGCGTCCGGTCGGGCCGCTCAGCCACTCATGCCAGTAATAGCCCGAGCGCTTGGCGAGGTTGTCCGCGCCTTCCTTGGCGAACTTGAGCTGGTCGCGGATGTGTTGAAGATTAGTATCCACCGTAGCCCCTATCATCTTCCTCGAACCGAGGCCGCTCGTCCTCTTCGGGAATGTTCAGGATGATCGGACGCGCCACAGCAACAAGCCCGAACGCGTCGGCCCCATGGCTCGACCAGTCGTGGTTCGGGCCAAGACCTATCCCACGCTCCTCGTCGCGCTTCTCATGGTAGAAGCTGATCGCCTCGATACCGGCGGAACACCGCTCCTCGTCAAAGTACATCTGCGGGAACAGGCGGCGAGCCGCCTGGATACGGCGCATGGCTGCACCAGCACCTTGATTGGGAATGACGACCGTGTGGAAGCGCGCCTCTCTCAACGCCCCTTCGTAGGTCGTCTGCACAACCTTCTCATGATTCGCTCCGTCATGCGGGAGGATGCACCGGGCCTTCTCGTAGCCGCCGTCCCGGAGCCATTCGACATGCGTAGCCAAGGGCTGTCCGACTGCCTCATAATAGTCCAGCAGCCACACTGATTGCCCGACATATTGGACAATCCAGATCGCAGTCGCGTCGGCCTTCGACCCCGTGCCGCCGATGTCCCATATCGCGTAGATCGTCATCAACGGGTCAGCCGCGATGAGTTGCATGCGACCGGCAGCGCGAGCAGCGATCAATTGCTGGGCGTAATATGCGCCCTCGACGACCGTGAGATACTCACCCTCCCAGATATGCGGATACTGGTCCGGTCGCTCGCGCAGATCCTTCAGGCGAACACGGTCGAGAATATCGGGGAACCAAGGATTATCCCGCCAATTCATCTCCACGATCTTGACGCGCGGGTCACTGTCGTTGGCGTGACGGAAGCGCTTGTTTGTCGCGGACTTCTTGCGCTCCGGGTTCCACGTTATCCAAAGCTCGCTGTCTTCCTCGCGCAGCGTTGGGATGAGCTTTACCCAAGCCTCCTCCGTGACCGGCTCGGCCTCCTCGATCCACGCCAGCAGTATCCGCGACTTCGACTTGATGCTGTTCAGGTTGCGCGCCAGGCCGACGAAACTGTAACTGATGCGGCCGGATTTCGTGCGAATGTACGTCTCGCCGATCTCGAAATGATCTGCCAGCCACGGCTCGTCGCGGATCGCCGCCTTGATCTCCTCAAGCGAGCTGTCGGCCAGCGAGTTCATGAACTGGCGACCACAGAGGATGATACCCTCGCGCCCCATCATGTCCCACATATGGGCGCGGACAGCAGTCATCTTGGCGAAGGTGCGGGTTTTGGCCGATCCGCGTCCGCCATGTGCGCCGCGAACGTCCGCCTCGCCTTCGAAGACCGGGACCAGCTTGGCGGGGATTTTGATCTGGGCGACGGTCATTTCGCCACCACCCCGATAAGCTCGATGCGGTGAACATGCTCGCCCTGATCGCCCGAGCCCGCCAACTGGAGCGGAACAATCTTCGTCCAGATCTGCGAGTAGAACACCTTGCGGTTGTCGTCGTTGGTGTTGGCCCATTTAACCAGAGCCTCAGTACCGCCCATCTCGTCGAAGGCGGCGGCAATGGCCTCTTTCGCCAACGCGGTGGTTTTGTTAACGGCACCTTTGGGACGGCCACGACCAGCGGCCGGCGGCTTATCCGCCACTATTTTATTTCCCGAGGAACGTGATGCCTGCCCGCTCATGGGCAGACCATCTATGGTGTTTTAGGAACTCTGTCGGGGGGTTAAAATTTCACCTCACAATTTTTTCGGATGTAATTATTCAACGTGCTTGTGAGTGACCCGCTTCCGAATATTCGAGATACACGACGAGCTGGTCGAATATCGGCGAGCAATATCAGCCTGCCTATCCGTGCTGTTGCGAATATCCCTGATCTCGTCCGGCGTGAATGTCCGCCCGTGCTTTCGGCGAGCGATGGCATCCTTCAAGTTGTCGAGATCAGTTCCCCATCGCAAATGCGCGGGCCGCACGCAGGGCGGGTGATCGCACGAGTGGAGCGCACCCATATCGCGGCTTGGCTGGGGGCGGCCATCGATCGCAAGTGCCACTTGGCCGACGCGGAAAGTGAAGGACTCACCTTCCAGCTTGATAGGCATACCCGATGGATAACCGCCATCGGTTAAACTCCCGGTCCAGCACCAACAATCCCCGCTAGGCCCTTGGCCTGGGGCCTTATCGACGCGCTTCCAGAAGCGCGCTTCTATCTCGGGTGTGACAATGAGAGGTGGCCGCTTTCTGATCTCTGGAAGCGGGCGGCCAGCGAAATCGAAGCGGGGTTTACCAGGCTCGTAGTGCATGGTGCTAATCTATCATTTCCGGGGGTCATCAGCAAGAAATCCCCATTCACAAAGCTCCCTAATAATCCGCTTTGCGCTAGAGCGATCAACGAGGCCGCAGACGCGCACAAGGGGACCAATCAATACCGGCTCTCGTCGATCCTGCCGTTCAACGACATAGGCCAGAACGTCACGACGCCTGCGGGTAAGCCGCCCCGCCGGCCTGCCCCGTTGAATGCCCCCCATCTGCATTTTAAGATCCTTTCGCTGTGAGCGTGTCCCGCTCCTGGAGATGAAGGGATTGGACGCGCCCCCAGAACTCAGATCGCCTGCCGCATCGCGTACAGCGATCGACGTAGCGATAGTCGGCGACCATGCGCGCATCACCGTACAGCCGCTCTTCGCTTTCGCGCTCCCAGCGATGCAATCCGAGTTTGCAGCGCAACGCCTTTCCGCCCTCTCTTTCGGGATTGCGGGTCATGCGGAAATGGCCTTGAGCGAGTAGAAGACCAGCAAGCCGGTGAGCAGCGTCAGGTCGAACTTGTCGCCCGCTCCCCATGCCTCCCAGAGCGGAATGCCCAGGCGGCTCGCTATGCACCATGCCAGCAGCGCGGCCATGATCGCCGCTGTCGTCGCGTATCCCATCTCAGAGTACCCCTGTGTTGGCTGTGGTGGTCCGAATCTCTGCATCGGGGAAACATTCCTTTGCCCGACGAATGATCTCCACGGTGCCCAGGAGCGCCGCGACCTCGCTTGGGGTCATCAGGACCAGCGGCTCGCCATATCGCGCTGCCAGGGCGTCCCTGCTGCCCTTGTGCTCGGATATGACGACCTGGATGCCGCTGACCGGGTCCAGGCCCATGAGGTAGGCGTCGTCCGGCGCGTTGACTGTCTCCATCGCCTTGCATGCCGCTGCCCATCCACGGACCATCGCTTCGGACTGCATCTTGGCCTCGGCGTCGCTGCCCATGACCAGCGCGGATCCGTAGAGCTCCTGCTGATCGGTCAGAGCTTCGTAGAGCTCGACATCAACCCGTCGCAGCGACGACAGCCGCCAGCGCGAATGGAATGAAGTTTCCGCCGGCCCGACCATGGCGAGGCATTCGGCGACGGTCTTTTCCTTGGCCATCAGCGAGCGCCCTGCGACGGGCTGCAATGACGCAATGACGCATTCGACGGGTATTGAGAACCTATATGTGCGTAGCACTGTATATAGGGCTTTCTTCTTTGTAGCCTAATATTAGAAAAATACGTCATTGCGTCATTCCTCAAAGCTAATCCATTGCTTTTACTGGCGAAACAGGTGTGACGTTTTTCTTCAGAATGCGTCATCAATGCGTCACGATTTCTGGAATGCGTCACGATTTTCCGCTGCGTCTGATGACGCATTGTCCGCGAAACGCATCTGAGTGACGCATTCTGTGACGCATCTTGAAGAAATGCGTCACACATCAAAACCTCGGCTTCCGGTCAGCGGCGGGCGTCACGCGCGACACGTTTTCAGGCTCTGGCGAGTGATCGTTATTAAGAGTGTAGACTTCCATTGATGGCGCGTCGGTGCGGCGCATCTGATCGCGATTTGCGTTGACGGTCCAATATTCCAAGCCGTCCTCGTTGAGGCGGACGCCAGCAAGAAATCGCTTTTTGGCGTCCCTGACCGGCTCGATCGTCGTCACCTTTTCCTTCAGCTGGCGACTGAAGCCGTTCTGGGACCACCGGAAGGCGTCATTGCCATTCTCCTGGAAAAACCACCCGGCAAAGGAAGCGAACAGGTCGCCGGCCTGAACCTTGCAACCCTCATCGATGATGAGGCACTGGTTCGCCCACGTGCCGACAGGGTCATTCTTCGCCTGAAAATCCTGCACAGCTTTGGTCATGCACTTGGGCGGATCAAAGCGCCCGCGAGCGGACAGCCTTTGCCACCCCTCAATCGCCCACCAGAGTACGCCAGTGAGCTCCTCCGCGATGATCTTCGCAGCGATGCTGTCGTAGCCAATCGGTTCTGGCGCTGTTTCTGGCCGGACATTTGTCATCGGCCAGACGAGCGTTCGATTATAAACGGCATCCGATCCGTCGCGGATCCGGGGCATCGTATTCATCGTAAGGAACACGGCAAACCCGAAACGGATTTCTGAGTTGGTCGTGTTCTTCCGGCGGATCGACATCTGCTCGCCAGTGACAATTACCTTATAGCACTCGGCATCCAAATATTCGTTTTGTCCGACCGCATCGTCCGCGATCCAGCCCCGTTTCCCCACAAGTGCCTGGGTGCCGAAGTCCTTCTCAAGATCCTTGGCCCGCAGGCCGGATGTCTTTCCTTCGCCCAATAGGCCGCGCGCGATCTCCGACATCTGCGTTTTTCCGGTCCTACTCCCACCGACAGCCGTGACACCTTTCCGCAAGGCGCGGGGCTTGTTGGCGATGAGGATTGACCCAAGCCACTCTTGAATCGTTTCCAAGATGGCCGGGATCTCTGATGCGGGCTTGTCAGCAAAGGATTGGCGAAGAAACGAAAGGAAGGTTTCGCACGAACGGGAGCCGTGCAGGTTTGCCGCCACCTTGAACATCGCCTTGTGATCTGGAGAGTGCGGCCCGATCTCCATGGTCACAGGGTTCAGAACACCGTCACCCGCAACGATCAGGCCGTGCTGATCCCAAATGACGTTCGATTCAAGCAGCTCCGGGCGATCCATGACGTAGCGCGCGGCCGCGTTCAGCAAGGCCGTAGCTGGCTTCATCTGTAACTTGGCAGCACCCTCTTGGATCAAGGCCCGGAGCATCTGATCATGCTGCGGAGCCCACTCCTGCCAAACACCTTCTTGATAGGTGAAGCTTGACCCATTTGTGTGGATGATCGGGCCATAGCGTTCGCGCCAGACATTAAGCGCTACCGTTCCCAGGGCTGTGATCTCGTCGGTCTTATCCTTGGTGGCCGAAGTAGCCTTCGGCTCCCGCTTTGCGCGCTCCTCCTCCATGTCATGCACAATGGCCAACGCCGCATTGCCATTGCTCATGGGCTGCGGGGCCATAGGCCGTTCGCGGCGGTCCTCGGCCTTCTTCTTGCCGCTGGCGACCATCTTGCGAAGGGCTCTTTCCTCCGCGCTCCAGTCCCATGGATCATTGGCCGGCGCGTGGTGCGCTGTCGCCTTCAGCAGCATGTCGACGATCTCGTCGTCCTCATAGCCGCGTGCCAGCAAGCTCATGGAGACGCGCAACTGCGTCGGATGGATGCCATGGCGATCATGGCCGGGCTGGATAGCGGCAAGCTCGGCTTCAACATCGATCGCGGGCTCATAGCCGGCCTCGCGAGCATAGCGGGCGAAAGGATCGGTCTCGACGACAGGGCGCGGCGCTTCGATCTTGCCATGCAGCACGGCGCGTTGCGTTCCGAGCCATAGCCGCAAGGTCTCGAAATCATGCACCTGCCCGGTGTCTTCGATCACTTCGCACAGTGCCGCCGCGCCATCATACAGCGCCTTGGTGGCCGGCTTGCTGTTCATGGTGCCGGGCAGTCGCAATATGCGAGCGAGCTCGGCACACTGGAGATCGCCGGCAAGCACCATGGCGAGCTGGCGCAAGCATGCGGTCACGACTTCGCGGTTATGCTGCCCGACCGATACGTCAACCGGCTCCTCGAGCAGCCAATAGGCATGCAGCCCTCCGCCGCTGTTGACGATTAGCGAAGGTGGATGCGGAAGATACTGCAGCGCGGCTATAGCGTCGGCCCCAGCGATGCCCTGCTTGGCACAGTCGATATCGACCCACAGCGCCGGGCATTCGGCGACGGTCTCCAGATTGCCGCTGATCTTGCCGTCCTTGTCGGGGATCTCGTAGCGGGTGCAGACGCCGAAATAGACACCCATGCCATCCACATCCTTTTCGATGCAGAAGGACAGGCGCTGCAAGTCGTTGTCGGTCATCTTGGACAGAGCGCCCTTTGACCCTTTGACGTTCGGGCAGGCGCGCAGCTCGACCTTATGGAGCGTCTCTCCAAAGAAGCGCTTCAGAAAGTCAGCCGTTGCGGTGTAATCGTGATCGCGCATTTTGCCCCCGAGGCAGAGTGTGGGGTGGACTGGCGGCGCTTCCATCGCCGCCAGTCCGGTAGTCTCACTTAGAAGCGGGTCTTCGCGCCGGTCGTCTCTTTGGCGGCCGGCGTCTCCGCCTGCGATGCAGGGGCGTTTGCGGCCGGGGCATCTTCATTCGAGGCTACGGCACGCGGAGCGCCGTCATTCTCGATCCATTCGACGATGTTCAGAACCGGAACGTAGAGCTTGCCGTGCTCCTTATGCATGTAACTCGTCCGGTCGAGCTCCAGCACCGGCACCAGACCGGGATTGGATTGCCGCCCCTTGGCGTATATTTTGCAGAGGTTGCCGATGCAGCCGATCGACCCTTTAGAGGATGCCGAGAAGACAAGCTGTTCGCCGGTCTCCGGGTCAGCGACAGGCAGTTCATTGGTAAAGTTCCACGGATCTTGGGGCTTACCCTCCTTGTCGACTTCCCACTGAGTCTGATCATCGTAGCCCAGATCGGCGCGAGCATCTGGGCGCACGCCAGACACCAAGAGGTTCATGCGCCTCTCAGCCGGCTTGCCGTCCTCCCATCGAACCCAACCGATCGAAAGCTCATCCATGTTGGCTACGAGCAGGGTGGCCAGCGGCACTTCGTCGCTGTTCTGGCCCTTCTGCCATTCGCCTTTGTTGAATTTTAGAAAGGTGCCCCCCTGGGCAGCCTCAGCACCATATGCGGCGAATGGATCATAACCACCCTGCATGGCAACCGCTGTATTCGTATTCGTCTCGGTAATCGCGTTCATGCTTTTAGTCCTTGCTCTTGATAGGAGCGGCCCATGCCGTCCTGATATTCCGGTTCCACCGGAACTTGGTATGAAGCGGTTTCGATGCGCTCGCGCGCAGCGGTGATTTCGTTTTCGAGGCCTGGAAAATCCTCGCCATCGCCTTCCCAGAGGAAATCGAGCTCAGCGCGGAACTGCGCGATCTCTGGAGCGATCGACGCCAAGTAGGCATCGAGCATGTCATGATCTTCGCAGGCTGCGAGCTCGGCGATGATCGCCGTATAAAGCTGCCGTGCTGCCGCGCGGGTCTTGGTGACGCCGACCAGCTTGTCAGGCGTCGTGGACAGTGCCTTCTTGGCGTAATCGGCGAAGGGGTCGCTCATGCCATGCCCCCGCGATGCAGCAGGTCGCGTGCCTCAAAATACACGGTGGTCTCAGGCGGCAACGGATCATCCAGAACCTCATTGCCGAGCCGCAGATTGAGCCGGTTGCAATGCCGATCAACCATCCTGAGTGCGTAAATGCGGACATCCTGCGGCGCGCCGGGCAACCAGCTTTCCGCAATGGCCTCTATGAGCTCGTCGCCCTGCCCCGGCTTCACCGACCGCAGATAGCGATTGAACGCGCGCAACCGGGGCTCGCTGGCTAAGGTCGCACGCGCCTCGGACGTCTTCCATTTGCGATAGCGCGCGGTGAGGCGCTGCTTTTCGAGCAGCTTCTTTTCGAACTCTGATGGCGCGCGATCCTTGCGCATTTGGGCGCGCATCTGCGGGGCAGGAATGGCTTTAGCACCATATTCGGCGAACATGTCGTCGTGCGGCGACTGGTATGTCATGCCATTTCCCCTAGAAAGAGGAATCTGCCGCTGGCATGGCGATGCGGCCTGCCTTCGGACTTGGCGGTGCCGAGAGCGTGCAGCCAAGACAGCATGTACGGATTTGGAGCGTTGCGAGCGCCGCGTGGAAGCTGCTCTATCTTCACGCCATTATGCTCCGCGACGATGTCCAGCGCCTCGGGTGACAGCGGCAAGAGGCCCGCTTCCCAGGTGAAGCCGGCTGCACGAAAGGGGCATGGGGGACCCTGGACATGATCGTTCGGAATCATGCCGCCACCCGCATTTCCGGGATCGGCGCGCCCCATTCCCGCAGCTTGGAGAGCAGCGAGGCGGTGTTGTTGAACACGCCGCAGGCATGCCCGGCCTGGGTTAGCCAGTTGAGCCAGGTTATCTGGTCAGGAGACATGGAGCCTGCGCGCTGCTTGATCTCGACAAACGCCAGCCCGCCCGGCCACAGAATCGTCGCATCCGGGAAACCTGCAGCAAGCCCCTCAGCCTTGCTCTTGCGCGCTTCCCACATGGTGCGACGCGCACCGTTCGGGGTCGCCACGAAGCGGATCTTTGGCGCGATCTTCAGCAAGGTCGTTCGCATCCGAACCTGAATTGCGAGCTCGTCGCCCGTTTCCGCATCGGCGCGCGGGTCCACATGGAAGAGATAATCGCTCATGCCGCGATGCTCCTGGAAAGGGCTTCGGGATGATGGCGCTCATAATAGCGAAGCATCATCGCGAGCAGGCGTTGGGAGCCCATTTCGGCCATGTCGCGCCAACCGCTTTCGACCGGGAAATTGGCCTCGGCTGCGATAGGCCAATAATTCTGGACGCGCGGCGGAATGCCATCGACCTTGCGGCGATAGGACCTGTTCGCGATCTCGCGGCGGCAAGTGCGGCAGCGCTCGCCGGCCTTGCCCGTCTTCTGTGTGTTTTCGGCCGTCCGCCGATGCCCACATGGCCAGGACGCAATCACAGCAACACCTTCGCAGCGCGGCGTTTGAGCCAGTTGGTGAGGGGGTTCATGCGTCCACCTTCACGCGCTTGATCTGCTCCACGAACTCATGATCGGCGGGGCGGATTTTGCGGAAGCGATCTCCAGCAAAGGCCTCGTAAGGACGGCTCGGAGACATCTCGCGCAACAGGACGCCAGCCCCCTCTTGGGGGTCAACGATTACCTTTGTGACCCGGTAATGCCGGCCAACCTCAAGGCGCGTGCGGCAGGCGGCTCCGCGTGGGGATGCATCGACGCAAACGACCACATCGCCGGGCTGGATATTGCTGCTCATGCGACCGCCCTCGCCACATCGCCGCCATTGCTGGGCTTGGCGCTGATGAAATGGCCCTTTTCGTCGCGCGGGCGCTTGGTGATGAACGGGAGCAGCCGACGGCGGAGATTGCCGTTAATGCCGACAAGGTTCTCGTTTTCGGCCTTCTCAATGGCCAGCGCGGTATTCAGCGCGTCGATCGTCTCATCAGCATCCGCAAGCGCCTGGTCCTGCTCGCGGAAGATCAGCGCCCAGCAGACCGTGGACACAGCGCCGCCGAACAAGATCGCGACCAGATGGGTAAGGATTGGAACGTAGTTCATCATCTTCATTCCCCTTGTTGAGAGTGAATTAGGCGGCCCCGCGAAGCTCATCGGCTTGGCGAAGTGCTTCAATCCCAGCGTCCAGAGCATCCCAGGCACGACGCATGCTGGATTCAGCGACGGTCATGCGGTTGGCGGCTTGCATGCTGCGGAACTGCCGGAACTCGTCCTCGTAGGTTTCGAGGCAGGCGCATGCGGCCCGGTACTTGTCGAGCAAGCGGACGACGCGCCGGACGGTCTTGAGATGACCTTCCGGCAAAATGGAGACGGGCGCGTTCACGCCGCATTCCTCCGCGTGGTGCGGTGATGCGGCTTGCCAATGAAGCTGCGCTCCGGGTCTGCGTAGACGGGCAAAAATTGCAGCGGCACGATCTTGATGAGGATCGGACAGCGATAGTCAGCGCTCAGGTAAGTCAGATGCGGCCCGCGAAGGATCTCGCTCATGGTTGCAGGCGCGCTCATTCCCAATGCCCTTCCTGATGATCACGGATAATCCGAAGCTCTTCGCGCTCGCGGTCGGACAGGCCGTCAGGGTCGTCGGGCGCGAGTTCGGGGATGCGGAGGAAGTCGCGGAGGAAGGCGAGGATGCGGGTCATGCTGCATTTCCCTTCGCCGCAATCTCTGCCTTTATCGCAGCAACGCGAGCCTCTTGTTCGTCGAGCGGCTTCCGAGCAATCTCGATCCCGCGCGCCAATGTGCGAATGGCGGTGGCCTTAGTCTCGCCGGTTTCCAGATCAATCCGCGCGTTCATCATGTGGCCGAGCGCGGAGCCCAATGCTGCCGCAAGATCGCTGGCGCGGAGGTTGGCGCGTTCTACCAAGTCCCATGCGGTTGGGATTTCGCTCATGCCGATGTCTCCGCTTCCAAAAGCGCCGTCTCCATCTTGCGAAGTGTGTCGATGCTGACACGTCCCCGGCTCTTTGCGCGGGACCAGACGGAAGGAAAAACCTTCGCTCGTTCACACAACTCTTTGACGGTAAGGCGAGCGCGAAAGGCGCGCTGCTCTACGGCGAAGATGTCATCTTTCATATCCATGTGTGAACATCTACCGCTAAAATAATGTATGCGCAAGTGCTAATTTCCTGTTGACACGCCCCCAACCCTAGTCCACAACACTCCCACCAGCTTCCTCGGCACAGGAAGCGAATTGGATGGAGCGATACGAGATGGTTCTTGCAGCCGAATATACGAAAGCCCCGAAGGGTCAGGCCGACTGGCTGGACTTCACCGTGATCGAGAATGGCGAGCGCCGTCATGTCTCGTCGATCGCTGTCGGCGGCAAGCGTCAGGCGCGGGCAGAAGCTGCCAAGCGCGGCGCGAAGTGCTGGAACTTCTGATGGTCGATGCGACCACCGCCCCGACATCGCTGACAGCCGAGTTCGTCAAGTGCCTCGGCACGATGAGCCACAGCCGCGCAGGCTGGGATTACCAACTCCCGCCTGCACAGCGCGCGGAGGAGAATCGGCAGGAGAAAGAAGCGCTGGCCAAGGCGCGATCGATCTGGGCCGAAAACCCCGACCAGCACGACGCCTTGCGCGCTGCTTTCATCGCTTACGGGCCGCTCGCGACGATGCGGGAAATTGAAGCGTGACCCCGGAGCCAACGGAAGGGACGATGATGGACAGGGCAGAGTTTCTTAACCGGCTGCGCAGCCTCCACAACATTGACGGCTTCTTGCTGCCTGAGTTGAGCCGCGAACAGCAGAGCGATTTTCTGCGTGATCCGGTTCGCTACTTCATGGGCGCTGATAAGGCGCAGTCGGACGCCATCTGGCGCGAAGTCGAAAAGCGGCAGGCTCCAAAGCAGGCGGCGGCACCGCATTGGTGTTCGACCTGTGGCGTAGACACCATCGACACGGACACATGCGCCAAATGCGCCAAGTTCTGGGCTGAGGCCGAAGATGCCGCCGATGCCGTTCTTGGTGAGGTTTCGGCTTTCGCTGCGGCCAAGACGGCAGGCGGAAAGTAATGCGCCCGCTCATCCTAGCCCTTCTCGCAACGGCCTGCGCTACGCCTGCTGTGGCAAGCGAGAGCGGCGTTCCAGAGGTTGCGATCGCACCTATGCCGGTCGTGGAGGTTGCTCCTATGCCGGTGGTGTACGGACCGCCCGCGCCTGTGTCGTTTGTCGATGCGGAAGGGCCTGCGGTTGAGCAGCCGGAAGCGCCTGCACCGCGCATCGAAACAGACGATCGCAGTCTGATCGAGAAGATCGGCCCGACCAAGTTTGCGATCCATAGCGTCGCGGCGGGGCTTGACGCTTACTCGACCTATCGCTGTTCGCATCTCCGCACCGGCCCGACCGGAGGGCGCTACAGCACCTGCGTTGAGGGCAATCCCGTCACCCGCAAGATATTCGGCAAGCACATGAGCAAGGGCGAGGCTGTCGCGGCGTTCGGCCTCTGGGAGGCCATCTACATCGGCGGATCGTGGGCGATGGGCGAGGCGACGGGCTATGACAGCACGGCTACCCAAACGGTCCAGGTCAGCCTGATCGGCGCGCATGGCGTGGCGGCAACGCTCAATTTCCGATTTCGGAAAAACTGACGATGGCCCGCTTTGTTTTCACCGGCATGATCGAACGCGACGGCAACGAGATCGAAGTTGATGTCGCCTATACGGTCAGCCGCTATTATCCCGCGACGCTTGAGCAGCCCGAAGAGGGTGGCGAGATCGAACTGCTCAGCGTGAAACTGTGCGGCGTCGAGATGGTGCTCAGCGATGCCGAGGAAGCCGAGATCATGCGCCAGTGCGAAGAGCGGGCCGGTGAGGATGTCGCCGAGGAGGCCGCCGCCGCAGCCGAGTACCGCGCCGAAATGCGGGCCGATGATCGGCTGATGGGCCGCGCGGGGTCATTGGGACGATGAATTTACGCTTTTGATTGGAGAACTGAGATGGCGGAAGTCAGCTTCGAAGTCAGCGCCCACGACAGTCGGGTGATCATGGAGATCGCCAAGCGCGCAAAGTCCATTGGCCGCCCTGGGTGGAGCTTGATGGACTGGACGATGGATATCACGGCCTGTCACGCGAACGGCAATCCGCTTCGGCTCGAAGCTCTGCGCGATGCTGACGACTTCAATTTCGCGCATGATGTTTATGGCATTCACGCCTGCCTCGACCGCGAGACCGGCAGGCTGATGAACTGCTTCCTGCCCCGTTTCAGCGCACCGAAAAGCGCCGATCAAGTCGCCGAGATCGCTGCGGCCAATCGCGCCGAAGCCGAGGCTCATTACGCCGCTTAACCAGTTCCAGCCCCCGCTGGAGGCCCCGGTCGGCTTGCCCCGACTACCCCGACCGGGGCCGCATGGAAGGATTTAGAGATGGGTATTGAAACACCGATCTACGCCGACAGCCTGCTCTGGACGGAGCATGATGGTGGCAAGTGCCCGCTGCCCTATGGTGCGATGGTCTACCTCCGCTTCGCCAATGGTGACGTGAGCGACAAACCGTCCTGCGCGGGCTTCTGGGAGCACTATTGGACGCCGGGTGTCAGCGCCCACGGTGTCCGTCGCAGCCACATCGTTGCGTACCGGCCTGCGATCGATCTTCCGGCCCGTCTGGACCGCATTGCGCGTCGGAGGGCGGCATGACCGAGGAACAACTCCGCATCGCCTGCGAGGAAGCCGAGCATCTGTTCGATCTCGCCGACGCCGACCGCGACCACCACAAGTATGGCTCGCAGGCATGGTGGGACGCCCAAGCCGCCGCGAGCAAGGCTTTCGTCAACATGGTGCGGGCCGAGCGCCTGCACGTCGCTGAGAGTGGATTTTACGCATGACCATTCCAACCGCCGCCGCGTGGAGGGCTATTCGATGAGCCAGCATCAATTCACAAACGCGCTCCGCAGCCTGTTCAACATCGACGGCTATTTGCTGCCCGAGTTGACGGTGGAGCAGCAGAGCCGGTTTCTGACCGACCCTGTGCGCTACTTCATCCGCGCCGATGACGAGCAGCAGGCCGCGATCTGGCGCGAAGTATCCAAGCGGCAGGTGATGGCATGACCGCGCTCGAATGGCCCGGCCCTGACACGCCCTTGCCGCCAAGCAACGCGACCTATCACGTGCTGCAACATGAGACAGGTTACGGAACCTCCGAGCGCACGATGTGGATGGTCTGCGGCGCGCTTCTGAGGCCCGCCCAAGGCGGATGGAACGTCGAAGGTGAGCACAAGTGGTTCGGGCTATCCGAAACGTGGTGGCACAAGCACGTCAACTGCCCCGCCTGCCTGCAAGCATCATCCGCCGATGACACCCCCACCACCCCGTCCGAAAGGCAGAGCCATGAGTGATGACAACTCCATCAGCATCTGGATTAGCGACGAGCTTCCAGATGGCTTGCGCGAAGAGAATGGCGTGATCGAATTTGAGTGCCGTTCGTGCGGGACATGGACCGCTTGGGAGGGTGAAATCTTAGATTTCGATCCCGACGCGCACGAGAACATGTGCGGCGGATCGCCAAGGTGCTGCCCATGATTATCGACATCGACTGCCCGCTTTGTCGCGGCAATGGCCGGATCGAAACCGGCGAAATGGAACGCGGTCCTGCGGGCATCGGCTTCTCGGCATCGGGACGAAATCCTTACCAAGCGACGTGTGAAGAGGGCGCTCGCGCGTGGCGTGGCAGCATGACCCGCAATCTTCCACCCGGCCATTTTGCCAGAGAACCGTACGCAGCCTTCCTCCGCGAAGCAGCCGCGATGCTGGGGGAAAGGGCGAGGAGGGGACGGTGAGTAGAATCATAGCCTGGGTCGATGGAGCGAACAGCGCTGTCATGGCAAAGCTGGAGCTTGCCCGCGATCCCAGCATCATCCCGGTCCATGTCGATCTTGGCACGAGTGTTGATGCGGACAGCCATCGCTTCATAGACGATCTAGAGGGCTGGTACGGCAAGCCGATCATACGCATTCGATCGGACGTGTTCGCTAACGTCGACGAGGTTTTCGAGAAGCGCAAGTTTCTCAGCGGCCAACATGGCGCACCCTGCACTGGCGAGATGAAGTTTGCGCCCCGGCTCGACTTCCAGCTTCCCAGCGATACGCACCTATGGGGCTACACCGCCGATCCGCGTGACGCAAAGCGGTTCGCGCGGATGCAGGAGAACTATCCCGAATTGAAGCAGTCGGCCCCCCTGATCGCTCGCGGGATCACGAAGGCCGGATGTCACGCATTGCTCGCCACCGCAGGCATTCGGCGTCCGCGTGTCTATGATCTAGGCTTCCCGAACGGGAATTGCATAGGTTGCCCAAAGAGCAGCAGCCCTGGGTACTGGTCGGCCGTCCGGCTTCATTTCCCTGAAGTCTTCGCACGCCGGGTCGATCAGGATCAGCGATTTGGGCGGAACAAGCTTGAGATAAATGGCGAGCGGGTCTGTTTGGATCAGCTTCCTGCCGATTTCCCGCCGCGAGCCGCTGACATCGCGTCGTGCGACTTCCTTTGCCATATAGCCGAACAGGATATCGCAGCATGACCTCTGTAGACCCAACCCCCGCCTCTGGGATGGAGACGAAGGGCGCAGCGAGCGCCGCCTATCCACATGGCTGGGACAGCGTAGAGCGTGAGGCCTACGAGCAAGGCTATCTTGCCGCCATTGGGAGCCGCGAGCGGTATACGACGGCGCTGGAGCGGATCGCTAACGATAAAGGTCATTGTGGCGCGTGCGGCACACCTTGCGACGGACATGCTTATGGTTGCTGTGAGCGCCCATACTTCGAGCCTGATGATCCACGGGAGGTTGCGAAGGAAACCCTCCGAAGCGCAGAGACAAGCGCGGCGGTGGGTGGGGTGGGAATCCAGATTGGCACCCGATGCGATCTGTGCGGGACTTCTGCGCCTAAGGCGTTCGCATCGGAGTGCAATAGGCCGGAATGCCCACACCGCCCTGCACCTGTCGAGCTAGAGGAGCGCGCGCGGGAGATGCTTATCGAGTTAATCGGGCCCGCGCGCTTCTCGCAAACCACCCTGCGCGTGGCTTCCGATTGGTTGAAGCAGGAGCATCGACTTGCCCGCGCAGCCCTGTCCACCGTTCCCGCCGGGGAGGTGGGGGCTCGTCGATCGGCAACGGGGCCCCTAGATCGCGATTATGGAGGGCGATTAGTCCGCGAGGCATGGGTCGCATGGGCTCTGACGCAGTCGAATCCGAAGCCAACGTGGCTAGTGCCTTATGACGACCTGAGTGAACCTGACAAGGAAGCTGATCGGCAGATTGCGGAAGCGCTGTGGCAGGATCGCGCGATGTCCGATTATCTCTACGACCCGGATGGCTTGCGTGCCGCCCTGCGCCTAGCGGAAAATAGGATTTTTGATCTTACCGTTAGGTTAGCAGAATACCGTGCTACCGCCGGCGATGACGCGTCGGATGCTGTGGAGCGGCTAAGCGAGGCCTTGGTGATCGTCCGCGCCGCTCTTGCGAGAGGTTGCTCAGACACGATGAGCAAGAGGAACGCATTATTCGTTGCGGAAGCCGCCCTCAACCGGCGCACGGATGCGGGAGGGGCGAAGTGAGCCAGTGGCTATCCGATCACTTCATCGCGTGGGCAACCCGTCGTGTGAAACATGTCCAACCTATCGTCACGTTCGGCGGTGATCCGCTGTTCGATCGCTACGAGTTCCTGCGTAACGACGAGTGGCCCGATAGCCTATGGGACAAGCACAAGGAAAAGTATCTGACGAGGCCGAATGTGCTGCCATGGTGGGTGCCGTTCAACGCGTTCCTCCACCATTGGAAGCTCGGCCCCAACACGCCTGAGAGCTTTCACGATCACCCGCGCTGGTCGATCACGATCTGTCTCCGAGGCAAGTTGATCGAGCGGACACCTTGGGGCTCACGCACGCTGGTGCCCGGCTCGATTGTCGTCCGCTCGCGCAAGGCCATCCACGCTTTCGAGGTGCCCGATGACGGTGGGGAGCCTTGGACGCTGTTCATCGTCGGGCGACGTAAGCATAGACAGAACTCTTATGTGGTGACGGCACGATGACCCACCCCCATGCGCTCCCGCCGTTGAAGGTGTCGCAGAAGGCGCGAGATGCTGCTGCTGATCTGTGGCGCGGCTACATTGGCGCGAATCCAAAAAGCCACACCGCCAAAGAGATTGCGGCGGGCAACATGGACCATCATCCAGTCGCCCGAGCCTTCGCCCGTTTCGAACGCGACCTGTCCGCGCCGTCTGGCGAGGGGGATGCTCGGGCGATTGCCAACACCATCGCGCTGATCACTGACCCCTCATCGGAGACGCAGGCCCTATGGCACGCTATCGCATTCGACGCGGCGACAATGGCCCTCGCCTCCACCGCCACGAAGCTGGCCGAGGCGCAAAGCGGTATTTACGCAACCGATATGCGCCGGCGCGCCATAGCAGCAGAATCCCGCCTCGCTCAAGCGGTCGCGGCGCTGACGGAGATCACAGCGATGAAAACCGCTTGGTCGGACGCAAGCGTAGTGGCCGCGTCCACCCTCGCCCAAATCAGAGGAGCCCCCGCGATGCTTACGACTGATGACGTGGTTGCCGATCTAGCCAGCCTCAAGGCCGAGAGAGATGCGCTAAATGCACGCATTGCCTTGTTCGAGGAAGGCGCCCGGAAAGCGGCTTATGATGCTTCCATGCGGGGGCAGTTAATCGCCATTAACGAGCGCCGGGTCGGGGAGGGAAAGCGGCAAATATCAATGGCCGAGTTCAACTCCGGCATTTTGATGGACGATCCCGATGGCCAATGATGCCAGGGAGGCGATTGCACCTGTTTACGACAAGACGGGCCGCGAGATCATGATCGGCGACGTGCTGAAGGTCTATCACTTCACCGGCGCGCGTCGGAAGCGGCATTACATGTACAAGCAGGTGATTGATCAAGTCACGCTTGGCAAAGCTCCACCCAATCAAGGTGAATATCTGTTCGTTAGCCATCTGGCCATGAAAGAGCGGGGGCAGAGGGATGATGGCTTTCACATCTGCCTCAACGGCCAGATTCTCACCGACTATGAGATCGTTCAGGGCCTGGATGCGTATTGGCAAGATCGGCCCCGGATCACACTTCCCCCACTTGAGAGCGGGGCGCGGTGATGGCTGGGAGCGAGGTAGCCGCCGCCATTTTCTTCGCGCCGATCATCGCTGCATGGTGGGCCGCGTGGGCTTGGCTGATCCACAAGATGTGGAGAGAGCAATGACCACAGACCCGCACAAGCTGGCTGCGTCGCCGGTCCGCGTCCAACTCTCGCGCAAGGCAGGGTGGAGAATGCCGCCGAATACGGTGAAGGTCGATCGGACGACTATGTTCGGCAATCCGTTCTTCTCCGACCCTGGGTTCCCACGGTCGCGTGCGTTCGAAGTCATGCTGTTTCGCGACTGGATACAGGAGCAGCTTGGGGCCGTGAGAATCGGGACTGCCGAGCAACGCGAGTTTCGTCAGTTCATGCAGCAAATGAGCTGCACCGATGTAACCGCTTTGAAAGCGAAGGGCGAGCGAATGAAGGCAGGGCTCCACCTATTGCGCGGCAAGAACCTCGCCTGCTGGTGTGCGCTCGACCAACCATGCCATGCCGACGTGTTGATGGAGCTAGCCAATGCCGCAGTCCGCGCCGTGCTGATCGAGGAGGTTGGGAAATGCTAGACTACGGTAAAATGGCCCGCTCGCACCCAAGCCTTGAGCGCAACCGAGTATGGTGCCGGCATTGCAGCCATAGTCAGCGCGTCGATTCTGCCCACTGCCTGCGCCACGGATGGCCCAAGCATTGCGGCTACACGATGACGATCGATCATCCTGACACCTGGAATAAGCCATGAGCATGACCGATGACGAGATTGGTGAGCTGGCGGCGCTGATTGAGAAGGCTGAGCTTCGCCGCGTGATCGCGGATGCCCACCACACCGTCGATTATGCCGGGCGCGAGCATGGTTGGCTGCGCTGCGAAGGTGAACTGGTCCCGCTGGGCGCGATGGTGCTGCGGGTCGAGGGGATGCCTCAAGATGTTGGCCGGGCGCGGTTGGACTTGTTTGCGAAGGCCGTCAATTCGCTCCCCACGCTCGTGGCCCTCATCGCCGCGCAGCAGGAGCGGCTTAAGCTGGCGGACGAGGTGATCAGGCCGTTTGCGGAACGACGCACGGTCGAAGAAGCCCTTCGCGAGCAAGGCCCTTCGGAGTGGGCACTTGCCGCCCCTGAAAGGCGGGCCGAGCTATTGGGCGAACGAAAGCGGGCGCATGACGCCGCGATTCTCGCCGCCCGCTCCTTCACCGAGGGGAGCCTGAGGGATGGGTGAGATAGAAACGCTCATGGGCCCCAGTTGGCCGATCATCATTAAGATGGCGGAAGCGATGTTCAAGCGGGAGCATCCGAACGCGGAATGGAGCCCCGGTCGCGCCAGCCCGATATGGTTTGCGCGCGCGGAAGAAGCGCTCCCGATCGTCACCGCCGCATGTGCTGAGGTGGCGCGCGATCTCACGCAGAGACAGTCTCGTGGGGAGCTTTGCGGTGACATCGCCACCGCCATCGAGCGATTGGGCGATGGCCCCTCCCCCGTTAGGAGATAGATGATGGGCGACAGTGTGACGACAGCCCCGACACTGATCTACATCGCATTCGCTGATAGCCCTGCCGGTCGGCATATCCGCAAATGGTCGGTTGAGCCGTTCGAAGGCGGTGAGCCCTATTGCCTTGGCTTGCCTGCGAGCAAGAGGCTACGCCTTGGCTGCAAATACGGTGCCCCGCGCTGGGCTTGCGATTTCTATTGCGGGTGTCAGCTTGTGCGGTCGGACGACGAAAAGCCATATGATGCCGCGCGCCATGCTGATTATCATGCTGGGCTCTAGCCCCACCCCCAAGGATAAGGATACCCCACATGGATAGGGATAAGCTGGTGGCGTTGGCTGCTCGCGCTGAAGCTGCGACGGGGGCTGATCGGGAGTTGGATGCGGAGATCGCCTATGCCATTTGCTGGCGATGGGAAGGCTGGGAAGAGGGTGATCTGCGTATAGAAGAGCGCGCCTTAGATCAGCGTGTAAGCGCCGTGCTGAACCGCCATAACTCGATATGGCAGAACTTGCCCCGCTACACCGCCAGCATAGACGCGGCGATGACGCTGATCCCCGCTGATTGGGCGATATCGAGCCTGTCGGCGTGGCCCGCGTCACCCGAGGATGCTGATAACGCGCGACCGGACGCCGCCAGTGTGAATCTGGTCCAGTCGTCGTTAAAGCGCATGGGCCGCCAAAGGATATGGGACCACGGTTCGGACGATCGCAAGGCTTCGGGTAATGCGGCTGACGCTCCCAGGGCAATAACAGCCGCCGCCCTAAGAGCCCTCGCCTCCACACCCCGAGAAGGAGATGGGTTGTGATGGATCATGATGAAATGATGAGAAAGGCTGCGGACTATCAGGCGCAGGCGCTTGCATTAATCGAGCATGCTGACCTGTCAGATAAGGCCTCCCTTGCCGAGGCGGCCAATTACATAACGCTCGCGGCGTTTCTGCGCGAGTATGTCGAGGCGCGCAGTTGATCGACGCCACCGCCGAGCAGGGGGCGTGTATGACGCACACCCCTTTTCATGTAGGAAAGGCCATCTCACAATACGCACATGATCAAAGCACCGAGTCGCTATCGCATCATCATCACCGGAGAGGCTCATACAGCGGCCGCGAGACACTTCATCACCAATGGGCTGGACTATCTGCTCGGCAGGTTGATCCGTGGTGAGGAGGTGTCCGAGAAGTCTCTCGCGTCTTACGGGTTGGCGATCGAGATTGAGGATCTGGCGGGGGAGTGATGCGGGCCGCTCTACCAACTGAGCTAAGCGCCCCATGCACGGGAAGCGCTGAAATACAGGCTTTTCGCTCAGCCGCAAGAGGGAAGGTTGGGGAACAAAGGGGAGCCGTGAGGGAAGTTTGGGAACCGAGAGTCCCGAAGTTTTCCCGAAGTCCCACCCTCCTCGCAGAGATCGATCGTTTGAAGGGAGAAGCGGCGTGAAAGAGAATGAAGAGCCCGGCTTGTATGCAGCCGGAAAGGTGACGCGTGGCTATCCAGAGCGGCGCTATGGGGAAAGCGTCCCACTCGAAATCCCTGGCGAAAAATCGGGGAAGCTTCCGGACCTGATCGTCACCAAGGGCGGCGTGCCGTTCGCCGATCAGGCAGAGGGTATTCGACAGTTCAAGGAGGCTTGTTTGCGGGCCACCGAGCAGACAGAGAAGTTGGCACACGAACTCGACATTACCAACGCCGATCATACCGCGTTGTGGCTTGAGGAGAACATGCAGGACGCCAGCTTGGGTTGGCTCGCCTGTCGCATTGTCGAGGCGCATGAGCGAGCGCTGGCAAACTCATCCCCCACCCCCACGATCGGCTAGAAGGAGAAGAGTGATGGAAGACCCGATGGAAAAGCTGATCGCGGACGCCCTGACCTTTGCAGGCATCCCGTTCACACGCGAAGGTCAGAAAGGGGCGGTCCACACGCTCGACTTTCATCTCCCCGAAAGCGACGTGTATGTCGAGGTGAAACAGTTCCACAGCGACCGCATCTCCGATCAGATGGCTCGCGCTCCGAATGTCATTGCCGCTCAGGGGCGGCCGGCGGTCGAGTTTCTGGCCCGGCTAATCCGCGATCGATTCATATACGAGCGCGAGATGGTCGCCAACACCGATGCAATCATTGCGCTAAGGGATGCCCCTCCCCGCGCCACCGAGGGACTAGATCGTGATTGAGGAATTGAGGGCCGCCGTTCGCGCGTGCAAGGCTGATTTCAAGCGTGGCGATGATGACGAGCTTATCGTCCGCGCCATCCTTCAGCGCCTGCGCGAGCCGAGTGATGCGATGGTCGAGGCTGGTTTCAATTACACCTTGCGGGAGACATCTCCGCATTACTCGCCCATGCACGCTGAAAGCACCGGCCACTGGCAAGCCATGCTAGACGCCATCACAGCGGAGGGGGAGTAGATATGGAATGGCTATTGCTGCTCCCGATCGGGCTGGGCTTCTGGGCCGCTTACCGCACAATGAAGTTGGCAGGCGATGCGCCCAATTTATCGGCTACGTTAATGTGGTGCATAGCGGCGATTCCTCCCGCAGCCATTACCGGTTATTGTTCGATCCTGTGGCTCGTCAGCATATCGTAATCCTCGACGTGTAGGTTTTCCCCCGCCACAATCCCGCCCATGCCCGATTCCGCCAGAGCCGACGAAGAGACCAGAACGCAGCTTGTAGCCGCTGCTTTCCACCAAATGCGATCAGCGAGGAAGAAGCCGCTTACCCCTGCACAGGAGAGGCTGTTCGAGGTGATGAAGGCGAGAGGTGAGCGGGAGAAGTGATGCGGGCCGGTGTTCCACTTCCGAATTGTGCTGCACCCACTAGCAGGCGTCGACAGCCCCGCATCCAAGCCCGATACCGAAGCAGCGCGGGAACACACCCCCTATACCCTTTCATCCCCTCCCGATCAAGGAATATGGGGAAGTACGGAGGGTGTTGAGCCAGCGCTCGCGGGGTGGTAGCTAGATCGCCTGCGCCGCCTCATGTGCGGCCTTGGCGCGCTCCATGGCCGCCGCATAAGCGTCCTTCGCAGCCCGCTGGTCTTCTTCGCCCAACATGGCGACGAGATCATCGAACAGCGCCCTATAGGCGGGTAGGTCCGAGCCGACCATAACGACGGTTTTCAGGATGGTGGCGAGCATGATCATAGCCCCTTGATCTGTGCGATGGTCGCGTTGAGCTTGGCGGTGAGGGTGAGATAGTCGCTCGCGTTCCCGGCCTCATATGCGGACCGGATAGCCAGCACGAGATCGTATCCCTTCTGGTCCAGCGCCTTAAACCGGGCCTTGTCGATATGGCCGGCGAGCGCGAGCTGGCGGCCAAGCGTCGATGCTGCCGTATAGGCGTTCGTGGCCAGCCTGCCCGCAGCTTCGTCGAGAACCGTGCTGTCAGCGATTACGGACGGCGGTGGGAGCGTGGAGACGCTGAGAGGCCCACACGCGCTCAGCGGGGCGCACAGGGCAAGCAGGAGGGCGTATCGGATCATGGTTTGGTCTCCACAGGGACGGGATCGTTGGATGGGTTATCAATCGTCACCGTTCGCGATGCCGGGATGCGCAGGATGCCGATCAGGCCGCCGGTTATGGTGCCGAGCCCGAATGCCTCAGCCTTGCCGAGCATGGCGGGATAATACCCGAAGCCCAGAAGCGCTGCGACGAAGACTATGATGAGCGCCGCGAGGGTCGCGAGATAGGCGACGAGCTGTTCGCGGGGGGTCACGCTACGGGCTCCGTTCTTTTGGTCATGTTGGACTTCCAAAGGTCTTGGAGGCATTCCTGCACAATCTGCTGGACGAGATAGGCCTCTTGCTCATGTCCCGGCGTCTTTTCGCCGACATGCCGCCAAAGCTCCTGCGCGACATGAACGGCCTCATGGGCGATCAACGATGCGACCTGTTCGTTCGAGCGCCCCTCGATGCTGCCCATCGTTATGATGCAAGTCAGCGTGCCTTCGTTCTCGAAATAGTGCGTCGTGGCGTTGGCGTGCGTCGTCGCGATAAATCTGCCCGGCTCTTTGACGCTGAGCCGCTTCATCTCTTTGTTGAACGCCTTTTCAGACGCGGTGAAGCCGACGTAAATTGGCCATGCGCCCATGTTGAAATAGCGGATGCGAGGCCTGTCTTTGCTCATGCCTCATTCCTAGAAACAGTCCCCGCCGCCATGATCGGCAATGGAACATGGGCTTGGGGAACACCCGCCGGCCAACGCCAGTCGGTGATGCGGTCGAACGGGAAGTCCGAGATATTGACCTGATTGCGCTGGTTTGCCCCGAGGCCCTTGATAGCGCCGGTTGCAGTCTTTCCCGCCGCGAAGGTCACGTGCCCCCCACCGTCGCGGTCCATCACGCAGACGGCCCCTAGCTGCGGCTCGCATTCGACGCCCCAGTCAGCCCAATCCTTCGCGCGCGGGGCTGTCTTGGGAATGGCGATGCCGCAATCGACAAAGCACGAACCGACGAAGGCCCCGCACCATGCAGTCTCGTCCGTGGTGTACATCGCATAGCCAACACGGGCGAACATGCGAATGATCGCACTATTGTGCTGCGGGCCGGGGATTTCCGTTGTCCCGATCAATTTACGGGCGCCGATCATCCATGCAGGGTCGGTCGATGTGACGCCAAGCGCCTTGGCCAGCGCCGCATTGAGATCGTCGACCTGGACCTGTTTCAGCGAGCCCCACCGCCTACGTAGTTCCCCATAGAAAGCTGTCGGGTTGAAAGCGGTCACGACTTGTCGCCCTCTGTGCGCATCTCCGAAACAACCCCCTGCATTGCAGCCCGAAGCGTCGGGATACCGCTCGTGTAAAGCGCGGTTTCAAGGCTCGCTATGCGATCATCCTTGCGTTCGAGCTGCGCCTTCAGCCACTTTACCGAATCCTCCAGATCGGTGCAGCGTTGGTGGCAGGATTTGATCGCCGGCTTCATCACGAAGTTGCGAATAAACAGCCATGTTGCGATACACCCGGCCGCAAAGCCGGACATGCGATCGACGTTTTCAGGCCCGGTTAGGTCGATGCTCACAGACTTAATCCCAGCCCCATGTGCAGCCCCGAATGCCCCGCCCCTCCGATCGGAGCGAAATTGATTCCCGAATCGCCGCCGCCATCGGTGTTTCCGAGATTGGCCGGCGCGCGCCATGAAGCACCCCCGGTGAAGGCGATGTCCTTGATGTTCAGCCCGGTCGTGATCACCGCGCCAGACGCTTTTGATACAGTCGCAGGCGTGCCTGAGGACGAGCTTTGCAGCGTGGTCTGGCTCGCCGCCGTCCCGTGGAGGCTGAACGCGGTGACGGTCGTCGTGGTGGAAGCGGGGAGCGTAACGGTCGTGCCGTTGACCGTGTTGTCGATATTGGCGAAGCTGTTGGCACCCGTGACGGTGAGAGCCCCAGCGCCGCCTTGATTGAGTGTGACGGGCCATGATTTCCCGCCGCCCGCAAAGGTCTTGGCCGATGCGGATACCATCGAAACAGCGCCCGTGCCCGTGATCGTGAGATTGGTCACGGTGCCGGTGTTGAAGGCCGTAGCGCCGGAGCCCTGGACAACAATCGAGCCGCCTGTCCCGAAGGCGATCGTGCGGACATTGCTGTTCGAACTGGCGAATGTGCCGGTGGTGAGAATCTGTCCGTTAAGGTTCAATGCGCCGATACCAAGCGTGCAGGCGCGCGTGGAGCCCAGCGTCATTGCATCCACAAGCTGCCAAGAGCCTCCCGTCCCGGTGAAGGAGACGGGAAAATCCATGGCCTTGCCATTGGATGTGATCGTTTTGGAGCTGGTCGACGCAAAACTGGTGACGCTCGTCCCTGCGCTGAGCGTCATGCCCGTGGAGAGGATGAGGTTGCCATAGATGTTGCGACTGACATTGCTCAATGTGCCGGAAAATCCGGTGAAATCTAGGTTGCCGATGGCTGTCGTGATCGAAAGTGTGTCCGTGCCGGCGGTAATCAGGCAATTGATCGCGCGGGCCTCACTACCCCCCGCCGATCCACCATGATCGATCTGCCGCGTTCCGGTCGCGCCGCTATAGTTGAAGCTGACATTAAGCGAGCCCGTGATCGTCAGATTTGTAATCGTGGTGGCGCTCCACACCACCGTATTATTGCCGGTGATGACGATGTTACCGCCTGTGCCGGTCGTGATCGTGCGGGCGTTCGAATTGTTCGATGCGAACTGCCCCGTCGTCAGCGTATGGCCGTTCAGATCCAAAGTGCCGTTCGTGAGGACGGTTTGGCGTGTCTGGCCATTCACTAGGTTATCCAGGAGCTGCCAAGAGCCACCGACACCATTGAACGTGATGCTGCCGTCCAGTGCCTTCCCATTGCTGGCGATAGTCTGAGCCGCAGTCGAGTTGAACGTTATCCCGCTGGTGTACGTGATTGTCATTGCGGCCGAGAGGGACAGGTTGCCGGATATCGCTAGCGGATTGCCGCCCGCCAGCGTTCCGGTAAAGCCAGTGAAATCTAGGTTGAGGCAGGTCACGCTTGCCGCGATGGTGACAGTGCCGCTTCCGGATGCGGCATCGAAGAATACGTTATCGGCGGCTGTGGGCACCGAAAGGCCACCGACGCCGCCAGAGGTCGCGGCCCATTTCAGGAGGGCGATTCCATCCCAATCGGCGGCGCCTCCAACCCAATAGTGGTCAGCCATCGCCTAGGCTCCCGTCAGCTCGTACCAAGCATCCCAGGTCGTCGCGTCGATCGCCTCGCGGAAATAGCGCTTCGTCTTGTAGGATGCCGAATAATCAGGGACGAACTCCTGATGGATGAAGACGTAGCCATTGGCCGACACCACATCTGAGCTGGGCCTATGTGTGTAGAGAGTGCCGCTTTGCGATGCGCCGTAGATCGTGCGCCCGGAGAGCCGGCACATCGAATCGCCGCCCGGCCAGACGGCGGGATTGGTTGTCTCGTCGATGCCGGCCGGGTTAACGATCGTCCCGGTGAAATCGGTGTTCGCCGCGACGAATAGGTGCCCCACGCCCACCGGTTGCCAGTTGTCGCGCCAGATATGCGTTGCCGGGTTCTTGGTCGTAGCCTCATGCTGGGCGGCACCGTTGCTCGGCGAACCTAGGAAGCGGTTGCCCGTCACCGTCCAGTTGGTCGTCGACGTGCCGGAGCGCCCGGCCTGCAAATGAGCTTGTGTCGGTCCGCTCAGGCGGTTGTTGACGACAAACACGTCCTCGCTGTTGTTCGTTATGGAGAAGATGATCGAGGTCGGCGCGATGATCTTGCTGTCTTCGAGGGTGACATCTTTCGAGGTCCATGTCAGTGTCGTGTTGTCGCCGATTAGAATGCGTCCATAGCCCGCCGTGGTGGCGTAGGACTTGAGCCGAGTCATGCTCAGGCCGTAGATCGATCCAATCTCGTTCACGATGATCCGGCGGCAGTCGTAGAAAGTTTCGTCGTGGATATCGACGAAGTTTGGAACCGTGGCCAGGGTCGAGGGTGTGTTGATCGAGATACCATCGCCACCCGCCGCCGCACCGCTACCGTAATAGGTGTTGGCCCAGGATTCGATATTACCCCAGCTGGTCGTGGCATTGAGCGTCGAAAGGGTGAAATGGCCGCGATTGCCGCCGCCCTCTGAATAGGTGTTGCGGCTATGCTTGACGTTGCGAACGACGCCAAACGTGTCATCGGGCTCGAAATCAACGCCGCCGGGCATGTCCGACCTGCCCCAGCGCCGGAACACATTGTTGTCGATCGTCATCCCATCGACGTCAATGATCGAGATCGGATTACGGTTCGTGTTATTCATGCCGTCGAAGAAGCAATCCTGCACCGTGACATTATAATTATGCCGCTCAGCGCCGCCCGCGATGCCAGACCCCAGATAAAAGCCATCACCACGCGCGCCGATGAACTGGATGTTATCGACCATCACGTTGCGCACGCCATTGAGATTGAGCGAGTGCGCCGTTTCAAGGAAGCCGCCGACCGACAGGAACTTGAAGTTCCGGAACGACATATTGTCGAGTGTCGCGGACGATGACCCGCTGTCGCAGCCGAGAATGCCGCGCAGTGACGTATCATAGGCCTTGAGGATTGTCCCCTCGCCAGCCCCTGTAAAATGGCTGTTGGCAGGCAGCGTCAGGGCGTTCAGATGATAGGTGCCCTTCGGTAACCACACATCGTCACCAGAGGCCGCCGCGCCCAGGAAATAGGCGCTAAGATCGGCCGTGCTGGTCGCGAGCCGTATCTTCATCCGCTCGACGAACGGAATGAAGTGCATGATCGAGCAGCGATCGTCGAGATAATCCGCGACCGTGCCCGCGATGGCGCTGGTGTAGCGGCTGATCCAGCCTATGAGGGATGCACCGGATGTGGAGGCTGCATCGGCGATATAGTCGTCCAAATAGGCTGCAACGGGCGTAAAATTATCGATCGTCCGCAGGACGTTTCCCTGCACGTCCTGGAGTATGTATTTGTAAGGCCCCGCGCCCAACCATATTGGCCGGAAGCGGCCCGTAGCATCGGTAGGAACCGGGTTCGGGTTCGCGATCGACAGCGCTGATGTGGTGTAGGTCGTGGCCGGAGTGCTGGTCTGCGCAACAAACCAATACAGCTTGGCCCCGATCAGCAGTTCGCTGTTCAAGCCAATGATGGAAAATATGCCGGTGTCGAAAAGCGTGGGAGTGACCAAATCAGGAAACCTCTAGCCGGGGAGCTAAGGTGGTTTCCTGTTCGACGGCGGCCCACTACCCGCTGGACGCAATGATGCGTTGTCGGCGGCGAGCCTAGCACATTGCTTTACGGAATGGAACCTGCGATGATACGACCATGACCCCAAGCATGAAGAGCTTTCTCATCGCGATGCTGATCTTCGGGATCTATCGCGCTATCCGTGATGAATGGCTCTATCGACGCTCACTCGCCGCCACCAAGGTAGGGAAGAGTGGCTCCGATACCGCCAACGCCCCCAAGGGACTTCTGGCGCTTCAATACCTCCCCGAGAGAAGTGAGGGTCCGCCCCCGCTCTCCAGTGAAGAGGGATTGGATCGTCTGGCGTCCGGCCCGAGAGTAAGGCGCGGCGAGTAAAGCAGCGCCCGTAGCAGCGCCGGTTGCTGCGCCGCTGGCCCCGCTATCGGCATAACCAAGACCACCACCCCCGACAGCCCCAAGGCCCATAAGGGCCGCAATGCCTCGTCCGGCAGTCCCGCTATCGGGCACCGACGACGGAAGAACCGTTGATGCCGCCGTGGAAATATCCTGCATGCGAGCATTCCCCGCCGCAGTGGCGCGCTTGCGAACCGAGCGATCGGACTCGCGTACAGCCTGCGCCAACTGGTGCGGACTGAAAACGCCACCCTTCCCGCTGGCCTTGGCCGCAGCCCTTTCCAGCACAACAAGGTTTGCATAGGCATCATCGGCTGCGCGGAATGCGGCGGCCTCTTCAGGCGCGGCGCGCGATGCAAAATCCATGAAGCCGTCTTTGGCCTCCATGAGGACATCCGCCAGCTTGCGATCGGCCGGACTACCCGATCGCAGTGATGCAATGTTCGCGTCAATGCCCTGCTTGATCGACTGGATCTGCTTTCCGCTGAATGCGCCCGTTTCCGGGACGAAGGGCATCACATCCTGTTTTACGATCGTTTCGAAAAGCTCGCGTTGTGCTGTCGGCAGTTCGAGCGCCTTGGTATTAACCGCTGCCATGCTCGCGCCAAGCGCCTCATCAGCCTGCGCCTGCAATGGTCGGAGCGCTTGCTCGTAAGCCTGAGATGCGGCCTCCTGCGCCCATGCGATTGCCTCACTGCCGATCTCTTTATCGGCCGGTAACTTGGCTCCGATGGGTGCGAGCGCCTCGTCGATCGCTACGCGGTTGAGTTGATCGATCGTATCGCGGCGCGCGGAGGTAATCACATCGCCAACTAGCGGAAGGCCAGCCATGCGATCCTCGAAACCCTTGACGACGCGACCGATGAAGCCGCTTTCGCCGCCAATCTGTCCCGGAGTAAGCCCTTTGATGCCAGCATCGCGCAGCGTCTTGATCGTGGATTTTACTGTCGGGGCCAGCAATCGGGATGCAGCCGTGACCGTGGCGCGGCCGGCTGCTCCAGCTAGAGGTGCCGTAATGCCCTCGGTCAACGCACCTTCAACGCGGCTGCTGTTGTCTTCACCGGCCCCATAGGCCGCACCATAGGCGGCATCCGCTCCAGCGATCTTGCCAGCGCGTGCCAGACGGCTACCGTTCATGAAAGATGCGGCAAGGCCGGGAAATGCTTTGGCGAGGCCATATTCGCCCAGCGCCAGACCGCCAACCTGGCCGGCGGTGTATGCGCCGGGACGCGCGGCGGCGATGTCCTGCTTCACTCCCTCTGCCTGCTGCAGATTGAGGTTGAACGTGTCGGACAGTGCGCGATTTGGATTGGCCCACATGCTATTCGGGCCAGGCAGCACAGTTGAGGCCGCCGCCGAAAGCTCATCTACGCCGCCCGGAACGATGGTGTTCGCCGCGCCGATGACCGCAGCGCCCAGCCCCGTCCCGGTATCAGGTGACTGGGGAATGGACGTATCCGTTGCCGGCGCGGCTTTGCTTGCATTTTGCTCCCAGTACGCCGCGATTTCATCTTTTGACGCGTTGCGGTTGAGCAGTTCATCAAGGCCAGCGCGAAACTCGGGCGTCTGGCGCGCATAGTCTCCACCGCCAATATCCACTTCAAGTGGACCCTGCGGCTTATCGCCACCCAAAGACAATTCCGTGCCAGCCAGCGCGGCACGGTCCGCGGGCGGGGTGCCTGGCGCAGGCGCTTCGAAATCCAACGCATATTCACCAGCAAGCGCCTTGATGGCGTCGGGTGAATAGCCGTTCGCCTTCATGAAATCATATCGGCGCTTCAGAGCACCTTTAATGATGCTCTCGCGGCGGGACAGGTTGGTCTTGATCTGCGTAGGGTCCAT